TTTTCCATAATAGCATGCCATAATATACTCCTTCCAGTAAGAGCCGATATGCCGAAGATAATACAATCTTCAACTTCTCCGTGATGTTTTTGTAAATCATATAAAAATTCTCTCCTTATCTGTGCGTAGATAGGTGGTATGTTTGCATTTAAATAAGCCATATTTATTCCTCACTTTAGTGTACCCCAGTTTGGTCCAGATTCATAGTCAACTCTGTTATCTATTTCTAACTTTATTGCATTCTCCATTGTTTGTTTAACAATGTCACTCATGCTTTTGTCTTTGACAGATACACAAAGTTCATCATGAATTTGTATGTGAGGTATTATACCTTTTTTATGTAAATCCACCATGGCCTTCTTTGTCATATCTGCGGCAGACCCTTGCACCATTCTATTTAATGCTTTATAAGTAAAAGCAGGAACATAATATTCCGTAAATTCATCGTCTTGTTCTTTTTTGTCCAATTGTTCCCATTTCTTTTCCATTTTCATATTATATTTTCTAGCAGCCTCAGCTCTAGCTTCATCCTCTGTTAATAGTTTTACATCAATAAATTTTCCCTTACGTTCTTTTTTAGTTTTTTCATCTATGTATACAGCTTTAGGATCCCATTCTACCCACTTATTTTTTATCCATTTTTTATCAACAGTTTCATATCTATTAAATCTGCAAAACCTGTCTTCTAAGGTATATATTAATTTTAAATCTTCAGAAAATTCCATAAACTTTTTTGATATTTCTTTTACAAAAGGAACTTTTTTGTGGTAAGCTTCAAAAAGTTTTTCTGCCTCTTCAGGTTCTAATCCTAATTCAACTCTTAATTTGTTTTTACCCATGCCATAAAATAAACCTAAATTAATAGTTTTTGCTTGTTTTCTTGATATTTTAGCCATATCTGCCACTATTTGATGAAAATCTGCTTTATCATTATTAAATTCTTCTTTTAATTTTTCAGTTCCTTTGCACCCATGAATTAATGAGTAATGAACCACAATACGTGGTTCCTGTTGTGAGTAATCAAAACTACCCCATGTGTGTTCTGGTTCTGGTAAAAATACCTCTCTCATTTTTGTGCCTATATCACCTTTAGATGGTATTTGTTGTAAATTAGGATTAGTCATAGAAAATCTACCTGTCACTGTTCCGCCACCATCTCCTCTAATTTGATTTACATCAGCATGTATTCTGCCTTTGTAAACAAAACTTAAAAGTCCATCAACAAAAGTATTAGCAGCCTTATCATACTCTCTTGCTTCAGCAACTTTTCTTAAAAATTCATCTTTGTGTGTTCTTAAATAATCTTTTGGTAGACTAGGCATTTTAGATTTTGGTGTTTTTTTATAGTCAGTTATATTTCTTTTTTCTAATAAACTTTTTATAGAACTAGCTGCCCAAATTTGTATGTCTAATCCTGTTTCTTTTTTTATTTCTTTTAGTATGTCATCTCTCTTCTTTCTTAAATCCTCTCCTAACAATCTTAATTTTAGGACATCAATCCTAACGCCTTTAAATTTCATGTCAACCAAACATAAAAATAATTTTGTCTCTAATTCAAAAATATTTCTACAAGTCTTTGATTCTTTTTTTTCATTAGTGTATAATACTTCGTCTAGTTTTTTGTCAAATTTTTCCCATAACTTAAAAGTTAAGTTAACATCTTGTTTTGCATACTCTTTTACAATAGATGCAGGTAGTTTATGCATGTTAGTCATTGGGTCTTTTACCGTGCCACCAGACCATTCCAAAGTTTTCTGCTGTAGATCATATTTATATTTCTCTTCGTTAAGATAATCTTTTGCAAGAGCATCTAAAGAATATTTAAACCTGTTTTCATCGATGACAGAAGCAGCTATCATTGTGTCAACTATTCTACCCTCGATCATTTTACCTGTAACTGCTCTAATCCAACAAACATCGTACATTGCATTGTGAAATACTTTTGTAATTTTGTTGTTTAATAAAATTTTTTCAGAAAATTTATCCCAAAACTCTTTTTTCTCACCCTCTGTTTTGAGAGTGTCTGAGTGTTGTAAAGGAAAATAAACTGTTTCATGCACAGTTTTAACAGCAACACCTGTAATAAAACCATCTTGTCTAATTGCTCCAGTGCCTTTTGTTTTTAAATTAGGATCATAAGTCTCTAAGTCTATGGCTATAAGATTTACACCCTCTAAATTTAAATCCTCTGGTTTATTACACATCGTAATCTCTTTCTAATATCATCTCTAAATAATGTATTGCTTTCTTAATATCTTCTTCCTTTCCCTTTACAGAATGTCTGCAGATATACTTTATAGCATTACCCTCAGCAAACAAGAGTTTATTTTCGTTGATAAACTCTGCCGGTTGAATTTTCATTGAGCGATAGTGCTTCCCGCCTACCTGCTCTTCCAATGAATTATATGTTGATCCTTTAAATAAATCCTTATTCGTCATCTTCCTCCTTTTCATATTCTGGAAAATTATTCTTCCATACTTCTCTCTCCATCCTCTGAATGAAGAGAAAAAATTCTTCTTCTGTCATGTTGCACTCCTCCTAAACTTGTGTGTCTGTCATATTTATTATATGTGTCAGAGCCTATACTCCAACAATCTGTTTCTCCTCTACTATAAGCCGTGTACGCTAATCTTTCAGATTCATTTATATTTTTTTCTATCTGATAAAGTGACAAATTAACTATGACATTGTTAAAAGTTAAACCTTTTATTTTATGTATGTTGTCAATTTCAACTCTAGGTTTATCCTCTATACCATGGTTTTTTAACACTTTTTTTATGTAAGGAACATTCATTCTTATTTTTTTAGTATCGTCTGAATTTTTTACAGCTAAATTAAAACTTCTATATTCTAAAGCCTCGTTAGTTACTAAACCCATTTCATGTAATTGTTTTATATTGTAATCCCCATCTATGACATCTTTAAAAGCTTCTTTTACATTGCCTTTCCCTTGAACTTTAAAAACATTTCTACCAGGAAGGTATGGCCAATATTCTTTTATCTGTGTTAATGATACAACACCATTATAAAAATTATCCCAAGTATTAAAACATCTTAAAATTTTTCTATTAATAAAATCGTACTCTTCTGACACAACTTTATAATCTATCCCATGTCTTTGTAAAAATTGTTTTGTATGTTCGTCTGTTGGATTACCTCTATAAGTAAATAAAAAATTTTCTTTTGTGTTAAATATTTTATCTAAAAGAGTGTCTTGGTTTTTACAAGGCTCCCCTAATCTTGGTATCCAATGATGTACACCAATTCTACCTTTTGCTGGTGTCCATATTTTTTCAGGTAGATTCAATCTTTTTCTTTGAGGATTAATAATATTTTTACATATTTTATTTATGGTTATTCCACATCTGTGTCCCTCGTGCAAAGGTTTTTCATTTTCTTTAAACACATAAGATTTATCCTTTTCTAATTTTGTAAAAAATAAATTATCAGCACCTGAGTATCCATAGATAGATTGATCCTTATCACCTACAAATAAAAATTTATCTTCATCAACATTTGTTGCAGCTTTTTGTAACGCTTCTATTTGAGGTTTATTACAATCTTGTGCCTCATCAACTATTAAAACATCTATATCTGTAGGGGCTTTTGAATAATACAAAAAATTATCTATCATATCTTCATAAGATGATACTCTTTCTTTATCTCTGTATTCATTATATTTTATTCTTAAAGCATTTAAGATGCTTAAAGATCGATATCCTCTATCTTGGTACCATGCTTGGTCCGTGTGCCAATGATCATTAGGAGTTTGTCTTTTACCATGAATACGAGAACAAAAAACATACAAAGGATGTTTATCCCAAGGTGTTTTTGGAGTCTTTTTTTTCCAAAAACTCATCTCTCTATTTTCTTTGCTAAATTCTTTATGATGTTTTGCTTCATATTTTTTTCTCTTTTTACCCTCAGCATTAAAATAAGCGTGAATGGTGCATATTTGATCCTCCAACACATCAGCAGGGATGGTTTCCATTCTAGGTATTTCTTTTATAGCTTTAAGTATTTCACGGGCAGCATTTACTGTATGAGATAGAATAACTATTCTTTCCCAACGTACCCCTTCGTCTAAAAATCTTTCATATTTTTTTCTTATAAAACCTCTCGTTTTACCTGTGCCTGGAGGTCCTGAAACCCACCAAGGAAGTTTTCCTACTTGTTTATCAATTAATTTTTCGATAGCTTTAACATCTTTGAATGTGCTTTTCTTAACTAAAACTCCATTAAAATCTTTATTATTCATCGTTTTCTCCTCCATCATCTATATCTATTGATTCTCCTTCCCAAATTATTTTATTATCTTCAAACTTATCTCCTTGTATCACCCACGATACACAAGACTTATTTAAATATTTTCCATGTTTCTTTTGTGCCTTTAAAACATTGATACATTTCATAACTAAATCTACCCTATCCATATTTATTTTTTGTTTTGCTAACTCTCTTTCAAAACCATCTAATTTAAATTCTATTTTATTATTTTTTTGATCAAAATAAGGTTGTCCATATATTGCTAATTGTTCTTTGTCTGTAAACAAACCTCTTGTTGATAAATAATCTGAGAACATTCTTTTAAATTTAAATTCTTCGTTTGCTTCCTCAACAAAATCTTTTGAGTATTCTCTGGCACTAAATTTAGCAGCCATCATGTCTTCATACTCTTTTGATTTTTGTCTAGGTATCCATGCTTTAGCCTGATGCATGGCCTTATCATAAAATATTTTTTGATTCATTAAATCTTCACCATGAACTGTTATTCTTCTTTTAACAACCTTATCTTGTTCAGGAACATTTAAATGAATATAATATCTATTAGCA